GTTGTTCTTGTAATACCTGCCATTTATGTCTCCTTATTTGCGCTTCTTAGCCAGTTTAGTTGCAGTGGCATGCATTACCTCTTCACCACGATCGCCATAACGATCTTTGAAGTCGCTTTTGGCTTTTTTCATGCCTTTAAAGATGCGTTCTTTTTCTTTTGCTTCTGGCTTAGATAATTCACTCTCAGCCATAAATTCTTCGTATGCTTGTCTTAAATGATCTTCAAGACCTTCAAGTGGATTATCGCCTGAACGTGCTGGTACTTGATGTGTCTTTCTTGAAGCACCGCCCGCATTATTAGCGTACTCGTCTGCATCATAACCTTTGTACAGTTCTTCTGGCTCGTTATCCCATTCTTCGTCTATGCCGCCGTTGATTCCAGCATTTTTTCTAATTCTATTAAGTTCTTTTGTGTTTTCATCTAAACCTAACATAGAAACTGCTTTTTTTGCACTCTCTTCGTCTGCAGGTTCACCCATAATCTTTTCAAATTCGTCAAACATGGCTTTAGTAATTGGCATTTCGTCTAAATGTCTCAATGCATCTCCCATAATTTCATCTTCACCATATTTTTTTACAAGTTTATTGTATTCGCTTTTCTCAATAGCATCAAGGTCAACACCGCTATCCATATAAAATTTAAACATACCATCTGCTAACCCACCAATATCTGCATTGTCGTATTGGCTGTATTTGTCATACCAGGCAGATAATTGTTTATTACCTTCATCTTCAATGATACTTTCTTTGGCTTCAACTTCTTCTGCCGCAAATGGTAATGGTTCGCCTGCCTTTTCATAGTAATCTACAATATCGTCTGCTACTGCTGTGTCTACGCCGGCTATGTAACCGCCATCTTTAACAAGTTCTGCAATCTGATATAAATCGCTTAGACGTCTTTCAATCATTTCAACATCTTCGTCATAACCTTGTTTTGCCATAAGATCTTTCTCTGCTTTTAATTTTTTTATGTCAGCAGTAACAAGTTTTAACACTTTAAGACTTTTTGGAAGTTCGTCTTCTTGAACACTATCTTCATCAGACTCAATACCTGCTAGGTCTTTTAAACGACCAATTTTAAAATCTTCATATGGATTAGGATCTTTAACTCTAATATCCTGTGGAGCCTTCTTGCCGTTAAGACCTTCAATACCTGCATTTGTTGTTACAGCATCAACTTCACTGTATTGCTCATTAGGTGAATTGTCATATTCTGCATCACCGCCACACCCACAACTTACATCGTTGTCGCCTTTCATTACAGGTACATTGTCAGCACCTGGCATCATGTCTGGTGTTACTGTCTTAAGTCCTGCAAGTTGCATAATTTTTGCAAGGTCGGATAAATCTTCTGGACTATCAACAACTACTTGAATTGCTTCACTTATGTTTTCTTTCATTGCTTTGTTCTTTTCGTAACAATCACAATGTTCGCAATCTGGACCGCACTTGCATTCTGTTACAGGCTTACCGCAACATTCTTTTGAACACATTTCAACACTATCTTCGGACTTCATCTGGCCTTTCGCAACCTGAGCAGCAGCAACAGTTAGTTCATCGGAGGAAATTCCCATTCCTTCTTTGCCTTTTGAACTGACCTTATGTGGTGCATCAGTTGCCTTCTTGCCCTGACCAATAGCACTTTTTGCTTTTTTCTTTGCTTCCTCAATTGGAGCATTCATCTTTTCAGTGTTTTCTAAAGCGTCACTGTGTACGTTAGGATTCTTTTTATCTAACTCACGTAATCTTTCTAATACGTCATACATTAATGTATTTGACATTATCCTTCCTCCTTATAGCGATCCTTCGCTTCTTTAGCAAGTTGCTGAAGGAAAGACTCTTTACCTTTTTCTGTTACGACTAATTCATCTTTATCAACTTTGGTGTTGTCGTATTTGTATTCACCGTCTAATAATTTTGATTCATATGTAGTATCTTCTTGTTCTGCTTGATACTCTTCGTATGGCTCACCTGGCTTACGTACACGAATATGATCATTTTGAATGTTTAGTACATCTGAAAGATAAAAACGTAATTCAGGTGGAGTAACAGGATAATTAACACTTGCTTCAAACACTGTAACTTCTGTGTTACTTAAATCTGGAAAGTCAAGTGGCAACTTTTGAATTGGTGTTTTCTTACCTGGCGATAGGTTAGCAACATCGTACTTTTTAAGTGCAATTTCTAAATTATCTTCGATATCTTCAGCAAGATCGCCAGCAAGTTTGATGACAAAATCATACTGCTTTGAAGTCTCTGTTAAATATCTTTTAAAATCGCCAATTGCCATACTGTTTCTCCTTTAACTACGTTTATTTATCACTATCCTTGTTTAATATCTTGTCTAAGATGGCGTTGCGGTCCATTACAACGTAGCCTTCACCATCGATCATTTCGCCATCATTGTTGCCGCCGGCTTTTTGATCTGCTTGTTGTTTTTTGATTTGTAGTTCAATCATTTTTAACTTTTTGTCAAGTTTTTGACTCTTAGCATCAATAGCGTTTTTAAGCATATTACTTGCTACTTCAAACACACGACCAGCATAACGTGATTCTACGTTCATGCCAAGGTCCATTAGATCTTCATATGATGCTTTTGCTTTGTCTGCTAAATCGTCCAGTTCTTTATCTGCTAATTCGCCTAATCCTTTTACCATAGGTAGTGCGGATGAAATCTTATCAAATTCATCAATAGAGCGTTCAAGTTTAGTAACTTCTTTCTTAGATTGTTCCTTAGGAGGTTCAACCTGTTCCATTACTTCTTCAACTTCTGGCAATTCTAACAGTTCTTCTAATTTCTTAGTCATAATAGTACTTATCTTTTTCCTTGGTGGAATAAATCCTTTTCGGTAATAACACGGAACTGTATACCGTTTTGTTTACAGTATGCCGCGGCCGCTTCCCACTTTGCTTTATTTTTAACATATTGTGCTTGGTTATACACACTCTTGCCCACACTTTCTTTTACAGTGTGATTCTCTGGTTTAATTTCAATGATTTCTGCTTTTGTTTTGCCGTGCTTGTTAGCATACACAATAAAAAAGTCTGGAACATAAATTGTATATTTTCCGTCAAGTGGGTTTCTATATGGAATACGAATGCTTTCACTTGCCCATTTAGCAACAGCAGGATGTTCGTCACACATTTTCATAAAGTGCCATTCCCAACTGCTTCGATATTTAGGTGTTTTAGTACCTATGTACTTGTCGGGATTTTTTAGTTCGAATTTGCCTCGAGCAAACTTTCCTAAACGTGCCATTATGCAATGATGTTCCTCTTAGCCGGGTTATCAGCAATTGGCTCTTTCTTAACACCCAATGAAGAAACATTAATTCTATTGATATTAAGAACTTGTCCAAGTGCGTTATCTAATGTTAATCCATCGTATTGTTTTAGTTGGTCAATAATAGATAACGGATCAATACCGTCAAGTTTACACTGTTTGAGTAGCAAGAAAGCAGTACTTTTAGCCGCAACTTCCTGCATGCCTCTTTTCTTAAAAAACGCAATTACAGCATCGCTTGTACTACCTTTGAATTGTAATTGTTCTTTGTTATAGGCATCAAAGAATTTTACAGTATCATCACTGCTTGACTTACTTTCTACTTGTACATCAATTGGTAAATTTGAATATCGTATTCCTGCCATTGTTAATCTCCTACTGGGGTTGTATTATCTTCTGTTAGCGGTGTAACAGTTATAGTGCCCCGTCTTCTAACAGCGGCAGTAGTAACAGTGCTACCATTTGCTTCTGCTTGTAATGTTTTAGTATCAGCAACAGTTGTTACTGTTGATGTTGCTTGTGTTGCTCTTGTCTGATCGGTTGTATCACTACCGGGTACGTTAATGGTTTGATTTGCTGTACGAGTAATTGCTCCTGCAACAAGACTTTCTGTTTCAGCAAGTATTCCGTCTTTGGTTAATGTCTTAGCATTTTCATATGTTTGCTTTGCTTTAATAGCAGTACCTAACAGTTTCCAAGGACTTGTAAAGGCATCACCTGTAATAACATCACTTGCAATATCCATACCACTTGCAAGTACACCGTTGGCTCCAAAGAACCCACCTGCACCACTGCCCATTGGACTTGGTGTTTTATCATAATGCAGTTGTGCAAATCCTTTTGGATTACCTTCTGTGCCAATCTTACCTTGTGCGTAGTGTATACCTTCAAAAACCACAGTCATTTGATTTTCTGCAGGTTGCGAACTTGACGCATTTAGATTAGGCGGCGTCCAACTTTGTATGATAGGATTAATTAAAGTGTATTCAAAAAAGTTATGTCTACTCAATTGATATATTGTAATCTTTTTAAAGAACCTAACACTTCTCCAACTGTCAAAACCAAATTGAATATCTGCTTGTTTTGTTCCAATATATTCGCCATCAGTAGAACTTTGATTATATGTAGGTTGTCTTTGTAATTCTTCAGTCCAGTTACTGTCAGCATAATAGTTTTTAAAATACTGTTGCCACATGCCACTAACAAGGTTAGTGTTATCATCATGGAATACTATTTGTACTGGATTATATTGTACTGCTGTTTGTACGTTTGTTTTCTTACCGTACTGATTTTTTGTTTCTGTGTTGATAGTAACACCCGGAACCTGACATGCCTTTACAAGCATACCAAGTTCAATTCTTGGCTCTGCTTTGCTCCACCCTGAATTAGGGTCTGGTGTACGTACAGCCGCACCGTCAATATCAAATGATACGTGATATAAAAATTCTACCTTGGGAGCAAGACGCATATAGTCGTCAGTAAACAACCTTGCGGCATGCTGATAGTCACGCATATCACCTTCGCCGCCAAATATTCCGTCTACAACATTTCCAAGAAATTTAGTAAATTTGTTCGCCATACTATTATTTAGTCGTAAAAAAAGACCGGAGATTTTTAGGCCTCCAGTCCTTCTTTATGATGACTATCTTTTTAAAAATTAGCCTGTGGCTAACGTTCTAACTGTTCTACCAATTGCTGAACCAATACCATTAGGCTGACCAGCACCGTTAGTCTGGATTGCGTTATCGTATTGTAGTGACATAGTAATGTCTACAGGATTTGAATCACTGTATGTTAACTGGTTGTAGTTAATGTCTTGTACAAAACAACCAACAAGTTCAAATGTTTCAAGTACATTTGGAGTGTTAGCACCGTTGCCGCCATCTAAGATTTCAATACGTGTCTTAAATTTGTAGTCAATACCACTTGCCGCACTTGACTGCTCGAAGAAGTCGAATTGTTTTTGTAACTGCTGGCCTGCACTCTTACTAACCGCATTGTTTACATCATCACGTATTGTGATTGTAATTGGGTTCCATGTGTGCTTACCAGCATAGTAAACTTTTGAGTTGTAAACATCGATCGCAATGTTCTCAAAATTAACATTTGGTCTTGATACGTCGATTACCTGTTTTGTTAGTTCAATATTAGGAGCACCAGCACCAAAGTTTTCTAAAGTAACACGAAAACGATACTTTAATTTTGGCATCAACAAGCCTTGTGAACTTGCTGACTGGTCACTCGCTAATGGAACTGTAAATTTGCTTAAACTTGAAATAGCCATCTATTTTGCTCCTTGTATAAAGTTATTTATCCACATTATTGATTGCCTAAAGTTGCAATCTCACCAGTGTTTTTCAAACGCAGTGGAATGTAGATAAACTCAACACTCTTAACTGGCTCAATAGCAACATCAACATAAAGTTCGTTACGATCAATTCTACTTGGAGTGTTATTAGTGTCATCACAAACTACTAAGAAGTCATAGACTGCTCTTTGACCTACAAGTTCAAGTAATAAACTTTCAGTTGCTTGTTTGATTTCATCACGTGTGATCTTATCATTTGGTTCAAACATGAACGGTTTAGCAAGTAATGTCAT